AAACTCTAACTCGGTGGCCAGTTTTTGTTGACCACTTCAGTAGTAGGGTATCAAATCAGTAGAATGTATTCACCTCTGAATACTATTACTGAAATGGTTTCAAAGTTTGCTGATGCTCTATATAACTTCAATCTTCAAACCTTTTACAATAACGAATTGGGCTTGCCATTCGAAGATGAGTATCAAAAAGAATTAGATATTCTCCAATTAGAATCCCTACGAGAAGATGAATTTAACCTTTATAAAATTCCTGAAAGTACCTTAGCGTTGTGTATTTCAGTTGATCAGCAGGGTGATAGGCTGGAAAGTCTGCTTTTAGGTTTTGATGAAAAGAACATTTATGTACTTGGGCATGAGTTTTTCTACTCCCACGATTGTACGAAGATTGAAGCCCCAGCTTGGAAGGATTTAGATCAGTTTTGCCGTCAGGATTTCAGTACTGTATCAGGTCGCATAGTACCTACACTGGCTGTGTTCATTGATGCAGGGAACGGTAACGCTACGGATACTGTGAAAAAATTCACTACACGTTGGAGTAAGTATCATCCGATCAAGGGTAGCAGCTCCACTACTGGTGAACTATTCAAGACCAGTACTCAGGCGGGGTACAAACTACAGATCCTAAACGTACATGAACAGAAGAACACGATACGCCGCCTCCTGAACCTGATGCTATCCAGTGAGGCAGATAACGCCCCGGTTAAGCTCCGCTTCAGTAGTACCTTACCATCAGATTTCTTTGAGCAACTTTCAGCAGAGGAGTTAAAACCCGCTGGTGGTAAGTTGGTATGGCGATTAAAGAAAGGTCAAAGAAGAAATGAGGCTTTAGACCTAATCTGTTATGGAATGATCGCCATAGCATATGCCCAATCAAAATTAGGTACTCAACCATTCAGGAAGTTACGCGATTATAAAGCACAGGAAACCACTAAATACGAGATAAATAAAGTAGAAGAACCAAAACCAGAAACAGTACAAAAACCAAAACGGAATAGACGTACTGGAATGGGATCAAACTGGTTCGGTAAAAGATAAGGATATCAAAAATGACACTTCTACCAGAAAAGATCTACATGGTATCGAATCCCATGGATCTAACGGTATTAGTACCCGCTGCTACTATTCTTGTTATTAGTTTTACATCATCTGGAAAAAGTACCTCATTAGATAATTTAAATGGTAGTACTTCAAAAGAATTTACGGTTGTATTAGATATGAGTACAGCACAGGAATTACTATTCTGTACTCAAATATCTAATGGTCAAACCAGTACTTTTACTTCTGAAGTCATTAATCCATTACTTTATACTTCTGAGTACTCCCAATTAAAACAGATGATCAGTGAAATTGATCAGGTTATAGCTAATAAAATTGCAGGCGGTGCTAATTACTCAATAACAATTAATAATAAGACTCTTGTAAGTGAATCATTATCATCGCTTGAATCAATGCGGGAACGCTATGTAAAACGTGCTAATGCTCTATTTGTGAAAATGAATGGCGGTACTTTCTCTAATGGCGGTAAACCAATCAAGAGTATTACGGTTTTCAGGCCTAAGCCAGGGAGTACACGCTAATGTTCTGGAATAAGAAAAATAAAAATTCAGAAACTAAACCCAAGAAGATTAAACAGGAACGTTCCTTAAAACAAAGTACCTTAAAACGAGATCTACAGGCAGTACGCAACACATCAGTAATGAACTTCGGATTCAATTCAAACTCAGGCAGCAATATCAACTTCCTTCTGATGAAAGCACTACCTACCTTCAGGGCTTTCTCACGTGATGCAGTACTTAAGAATCCTATTGGTCGTAAGTACATGAACCTATCGGTAGATGGCGTTGTAGGCTCTGATGGCCTGTACGTTAAACCTTCAGTAGAGATTGACGGTACTGAAGAAGAAATCAACGGAATCAATCTAACCTTGGAAAAGCTCTTTGACCGTTGGGCATATGATGCTGATCGTTTTAGTGTTGATGGCTCATTAAGTTTTGACCTGTTTCAGCAGAACGCAGAGAAGGTAAGGGTCCAGGATGGTGAATGCTTTATTCGTATACACAATATTAATAATACCATCAAGTTAGAAATTCTCGATACGGTTCGTTTGCTTCAGTTAAATAATCAACGTTTGAGTAATGGTAATTATATTAGTAATGGTATTGAATTTGATAAATGGCATAAGCCAGTTAATTACTATTTCTGTAAATTCGATCCTGTTACCTATACTTATATCACTGGCGATTATGAAGTAATTCCCGCTGCGGAAATCTGTCACTACTTTATTGCTGATCAACAAGGCCAGGAACGCGGATTGCCGGACATGGTTGCAACTTCCAAATTAATGGAAGATCTCAAGAACTTCACTGAGGCTGCGTTAACTGCGAAACGTGTATCTGCATCGTCAATGGCTTTTATTACCAATAATAACGACACTACCAGTACTGATCTGTTAGGGGCTGATGAACGAGAAGAAGTTACACCAGTATATACAGAGTATTTTGAAGCTGGCTTTATTGGTGAGTTAGCCGAAGGGCAGGATATTAAAACTGTTACACCTACTAATGGTGTTGATGGGATTGATCAATTTACCAATGAATTGATGAATCAGATCTCGATGGGTCTGAACATAACAAAGCAAGCCTTATTATCTGATACATCCAATGCTTCATTTAGTGCAAGCCGACTTACTGAGAAATTACAACAAACTACATTCCGTACCCGTACTAATGTACTAATCAGTAAAGTACTTAAACCAATTTATATCGCCTGGTTAAAGAACGAAATGCTAAATAACAATAAGTTAAATCTAAGTTTCTCGAGCTTTGATGATCTTATTTGTGCTCGGTATATTTCTCAAAAGCCAATTAGTTTAGATCCTGTAAAGGATATACAGGCTGAACTACTCCAGTTAGAAGCAGGTATTAAATCTAAAACACAGGTTATTGCTGAGTTAGGCGGTGATCCAGTGAAGGTATTAGCAGAGGTACAGGCAGAAAAGGATAAAGAAAATAAAAACAAGGAAGTAATCCAGGATGGAAATGAAAAACCAGAAGAGGGAACTAACGAAACCCCTACAGGCGATTAATACAGAATCGCGTACCATCGAAGTAGCGTTTTGTTCAGAAACCCCTGTAGAACGTGAAATCAACGGTCAAATCTATAACGAAATTCTTCTATGTGGTTCCAGTAACGCAGACCTAACCCGCCTTAATAACAATGGGGCAGTACTCTTTAACCATAACCGTGATGATCTTATTGGTGCTGTAGTTGATGCACGAGTGGATGCTGATCGCGTTGGTAGAGCTACATTACGAATTAGCAGTACCGCCAACGATGAATGGGAAATGATTCAGGAAGGCGTACTAACCCATATTAGCATTGGCTATAACATTAATGATTATCAAATTGATGGTAATAATATCTATGTTACCAACTACGAAATTTATGAAATCTCATTAGTAACAGTACCTGCCGATCCTACCGTTGGGGTAGGTCGTTCAATGGACTCACAACTTGCATTGAAATCACTAAATAAAGAAGGTGAAACAATTCAAGAGGGTCAAATGGATATGGATAATCCAGAAAACGAAAAGGAATCAATTGTTGATAGTACTGAAGAAGTAAATGAAACAATTGAAGAGGCATTAGTAGAGCCATCGGTCGAATATGCAGAAGAAATCAAACAAGAATTAAGTGATGAAGAACTTTTAGAAATTATCTCTACTCGACCTGATTTGCTCAATAAAGTACATGGTGAAGAACCAGAAAGTATAAATAGTACAGAAGATACTGAACGTGTTCGTGAATTAGAAGCACTCGGTAAAGTACTTAATATTGATGTATCTGAAGCAATTGAAACAGGAATTTCAATTTCAGATTTCAAACGTCAATTGAATGACATTAAACAAAATCCTCTTCATGATAAGGAAATCAAAGAAATGGATAATAAAAATCTATTAAAAGATATGGTACGTGCCATTAAAACTGGCGATAAATCTGCTCTTGAAGCATATGAACGTGGTATTAATGGTTTTGTACGTGCGGCTGTACCAAGTACTAATACTACTACCGCTGCTGGCGTTGTAGCTGATGACCTACAAGATCAATACATTCCAGAACTACTAAAAATTTCTGCACTTGGTGAACTAAACACCACTGTTTATTCTGGCCTTGCAGGTCGCGGTACTCTAAGTATTCCAAAAGCGGCTGGTGTATCTCCGGTATTTAAATTCTATGGTGAAGCAGAAGCACAGGATGATTCTATTGCAAGCTTTACTAAAGTAACCCTAAGCCCTAAAGCTTTTGGTGGTGCTATTCCACTATCCAAACAAGCAATTCTAACGGCTCCAAATATTGAATCATTTGTACAAAGTGAACTACTACGGTATGCCGCTCAGGGTCTTGAGCAAAATGTAATGGATAAAGTAGTTGCCGCTGCTCCGGTGTTCAATGTTGAAACTGCTGGTTCTATTACTCTTGAAGATGTTCAGGGTGCAGTAGCGAAGCTGGCACAGGCTAACGTTGATATGCGTGGCGTTAAAGCTGTTATGAACGCTAAAACCCTAAGTACCCTACGTCAGATTGCAGTACTTGATAACACTGCTGCTAAAGCAATGGTTGAAGGTTATCGCAGTACTGAAATGTGGCTTGCTGATGAAGTACGTGTAGTGATTTCTGAATTCGTAGCAGATGGTACTATTCTAATGGGCGATTTCTCCAATGTAATTCTCGCTAATTGGGAAGGGCAGGAAGTAGATTATGACGATACATCCTATCGTTCAAGTAACACTATCGTATATCGCGTATGGGATTACTCAGATATCGCACTTGCACACTCTGAAGCTTTCGTAAATATCGTTATTGGTAAAGCAGAATAATAAGGATTAGATAATGAGAGTATTTAAAGATACGCAGTGTGATGCGTTTCTAAATGCTTTCGGTCAGTCTATCCAAACTTGTACGGGAAGTACTTTTACAGGAATAGTAGAAGTACTTCCCGTTTCTATTGAGGCGGCAGGTGGATTTATCGAAAGCGTGGAAACATACCTAACAATCAGAAAGGACGATCTAATAACCGCAAACGTGGCAATTGGTACAGTACTAATCATTGATGGTGTAAACCAGACAATCTATAACATTGAAGATGATCTATCAGGTATGGTTAATTGCTATTTCCGTACTTCTGTAGACTGGCCCCCTGAATCTCCAGACAACCAGTATCACTTA